GACTGACCACGATCCCGTCGTCGCTGCTCGACGGGTCCATGTCGACCGCCTCCCTGACCTACTCCACCTCCGAGGGCAAGCGGTCCGAACTGCTCGATTTCTCGATCAACTACTGGACCGCCCCCATCGAGGCGCGCCTGTCCATGGACGACGTGACCCCCGCGGGTACCCGCGTCCGGTTCGACAAGGCCGAACTGATCCTGGTTCCCAACCCTGCAACTGCCGCCCCGACAAAGGACTGACGATGCCCGAAACCGCCCTGTTCGCCGACGCCGCGACCCGCCGCGTTCGCGGGCTGCTGCTCCCGTTCGGCGAGGTCTCCCGCCGCAACCTCACCGACACCGACCCGATCATGTTCGGACCCGGCACCGTCACCCTGCCGCCCGACCTCACTGTGTTCATGCTCAACCGGATGCACTCGCAGGTTCACCCGGTGGGCCGCGGCGTCGAACTGACCGAGACCGCCGAGGGGATCGTGGCTGAGTTCCAGATCGCGGCCGGGCCGGACGGCGACGCCACCCTGGACGACATCAGCAGCGGGCGGGTAAAGGCCCTGTCGGCCGAGGTCCGCGACATGGTCCGCGACGGCGTCAAAGCGGTGCGCGCCACCCTGACCGGCGCCGCCCTCGCCCCCCCGGGAATGGGAGCGTTCGCCGGGGCGGGCCTGTTCACCCTCGCCCCCGACGAGGCCGCCACCCTGGTGGCCGCGATCGCCGAAAACGTGGCGGCCGTCACCGAGACGCCCGCCGACACCGACCCCGCGACCACCCCGGCCGCGGATAACCAGGAAGGACAGTTCGCCATGCCGAACGCCACCGTACCGGCCGGGGTCACCGCCCCGGTCGAGAACACGCCCGCCCGCTCGGCGTCGGCGCTGTTCGCCGCCACCGCCTACGCCGGGCAGTCGAAGGACTCGTCCCTGCTGGAGCAGTTCGCCGACCTCGGCGACCTGTTCACGATCGCCACCGTTCAGCACTCGGGACCCTCCGCGGTCACCATCGGCGCCGACGTGCAGGTGCCGCAGGCGCTGCAGGAACTGTGGGACCGGCGCCCCTTCCAGCGCAAGTTCGCCCCGCTGTTCAACCAGCAGGCCCTCACCTCGATGAAGGTCTACGGCTGGCGGTGGGCCACCTCCCCGGTCGTGGCATCCTACGCGGGCAACACCGCCGAGATTCCCTCGGCCGCCGTCGACACCACCCCGGTCACCGCCGACGCGGTCCGCCTCGCGGGCGGCCACCGCCTGGACCGCCGCTACTCCGATTTCGGCGACCAGGGCATCATCGAGTCCTACTACCGGCACATGACCGAGTCCTACGCGCGGGTGTCCGACGCGGCGATCCTCGCCGCGGCCGTCGCCGGGGCCACCCCCGTGACCGGGGGCGACTACCGCTCGGGGATGGCGGCCGGGCTGGCCGGTGTCGTGGACGGCGCCCTCGCGGTGATCGCATCCGAGAACACGCCCACGTTCGCGGTCGTGTCGCCGGAACTGTGGCGCGACGTGGTCCTGACCGGCGCCACCGAGGTGCTGGGATACCTGACCGCATCCCTCGGGCTGGAGTCGGGCGACCTCGAAGGGTTCCGCATCATCCCCGGCGCGGTCGGCACCGGCACGGTGCTGGTCGGCGCCAAGGAGTCCATGACCGTGTTTGAACTGCCCGGGGTGCCCATCCGGGTCGACGCCCTCGCGGTGCACAACGCGTCCACCGACGCGGCGCTGTTCGGCTACTACGCCACCCTGGTCAACAACGCCGCCGCGCTGGCGCACGTGACCCCGGGCGACGAGGTCCCGGTCACGGTCTACACCGAGACCGCCCCGGCGTAATCCGTCCACCCGTTCGCACCACGTAGGCAGGCTCGACTCATGGCGTACTACCCCGGGGACATCCCCAGCGAGGTCGTCGTGGTCGAGCCTGCCCGCGAGGGCGACCCGATCGACCTAACCCCGTTCGCCGCCCTCGACACCGAGGTGGTGCTGAAAGACGGCGAGGGGGAGGTGGTCGCCGCCGATTTCGTGGTCACGTTCGCCGAGGACGGCACGGTCGAGCTCGAATGGCCGACCGACGCGTCCCTGTTCGACGTGGTCGGCCTCTACACCCTCACGATCACCCTGGTGGGCGACGATGCGCGGGAGCGTCTGCCCGCGGTGTATTTCGTCGTGCAGGACGAGGCCTCCGGCTGGCACACCGTGGACAGTGCCCGCGCCGACTGGACCGTGGGCGAGGCCACGATAGACGACCGCCGCCTGTGGCAGTTGCTCGAACTCGCCGGGGAGCAGGTGATCGAGTACGCGTCGGCGCTCGCCGAGGGCGACCCGATCCCCGCCCGCTACAAGGCCGCGCAACTCATGCAAGCCCAGAACCTCTACAACGCCGGATCGGTCGACCCGGCGACCGGCTCGACCGGGGACGACTCATTCGTGCTGCGCCCCTACCCGCTCGATTGGATGGTCAAGCAGGTGCTCCGCCCCGCGGCCGGGATTCCGAGGGTCGGCTAATGGTCTCCATGCGTAAGCAACTCGCCGCCGCGCTGACCGCCGCGCTCCCCCGCGCCGGGTACCGGGTCCTGGACAACGAGAAGGCCCGCGCGACCCTGGACCGCCGACTCGTCCGGGTGTCGCAGATGGGATTCTCGCGCCTGCCCGAGGCGCCGCAGGCGGCGCTCGGCGTCCGGTTCAACGTTCGGGTCACCTCGAACGTGGCCGACCTCGACGCCGCCGAGGACCAACTGACCGAGGCCGTGGCTGAGGTCTGTTTCGCCCTCGAAAGTGTGCCCCGGATCAGATGGACCGAGGCCGACAAGGTGATGGACGGCGACCGCCTGGCCTACGACATCACCGTAACCGCAATCGCCCGGAAGGAACCCTAGAACCATGGCCCAGATCGACCTCGCCCCCATCCTGCTCACCGACGTGCTGCTGACCCTCGGCACCGACAGTTACGAGAAGCACGTGTCCGCGGTGGAGTTCGTGCCCACCTCCAGCCTGGCCACGTTCAAGGGCCTGACCCCGGGCGCGCAGTACAGCATGGCCAGCGCGCCGACGTGGCAATGCAACATCACGTTCGCGCAGGACTGGGAGACCACCAACTCTCTGTCGCGCTACCTGCTCGACAACCAGGGCGACACCGTCGCGGCGACGTTCGAGCCCGTCAGCGGCGGCGCCGGATTCACCGCCGACCTGGTCCTGCAGCCCGGATCGATCGGCGGCAACGGTGACGCGGTCGCCCAGTCGACCGTCACCCTCGGGGTGGTCGGCGCGCCGGTCTACGTGCCCGCGGCCTGATATGCCGATCCGCCTCGACGTTGCGAACAGCCGGGAACTGCAAGCGGTGATCCTGGCTGTTCGTGGCGCCGAGCGGGAGGTGCAGGCCAACATCCGCAAATACACCAAACTGGTGGCCCTGCCCGAATGGCGTCGAGCCCTCGCCGAACACGCCCCCGACCGCCTCTCGCACCGGGTGCTGGTGTCCACCGCCCGGGTGGCCGCCTCGAACCAGAACGTGCGCCTCAGCGCCGCAACGGTCGGGCGGCCGCTGGCCGGGGGTCTCGACCCGAAACGTGAGGCGCGGGCGGTGGAGTTCGGCGCGAGCAAGGACCACCGGGCGACGTACACGGCGACCTCGACCCGCGGCCGCCGATTCACCGTGACCAACCGGCACACCGCCCGGCAACTGCCGCGCCGAAACCCCAAGGGTCACACGTTCTACCCGGCCGTGGCGCAGATCGTGCCCCGCATCGCATCCCTGTGGGTGCAGACCGTGGTGCGCACCCTGGCCGAGGCGTTCGAGGGCAAGCAGGGGAGCGCCTGAAACCATGCCCGGGTTGACTCTCGACATCGCGGCGAACTCCGGCGATTTCATCCGCGCCACCAAGGACGTGGACAAGGCCCTCGACGGGGTCGCCGACTCCCTGGACGACGCCGCCCGCGACGGCGAACAGGCCACCGAACGGGTCGAAGACTCATTCCGGGAACTGGCCCGCGCGGCCGAGCGGGAGACCAAGCGCGCCGCCGACGACATGAGCCGCAACATCGACCGCGGCGCCGCCCACGCCAGCGAGTCCATGTCCGAGGTCAAGTCGGAAGCCCTGGCCAACGCGTCCGAAACGTTCTCGTCATTCGAGGGCGACGCGCAATCGTTCGCAGACGGCATCCAGGGGGCGCTCGGCGGGCTGATCGTCGGCCTGTCCGGCAACCTGCCCGCGGCCGCCGCCGTCGCGGCCGGGGCGCTCGGGGTGGGCCTGATTTCGGCGGCGCTGGGCCAGTCCGAGGAGCAGGCCGAGGCGCTGCGGCAGAAGGTCTCCGAACTCACCGCCGAGTTCATCGAGGCAGGTCCAGGCGGCCGCCGCTCGGCGGACCAGTTCGTCGAGGCGCTGCGGGAACTGGCCACCGAGTCAGACCGCGGCCGGGCCAACCTGGTCGATATGAAGATCGCCGCCGAGGACCTCGGCGTGCCCCTGGACGACATCGCCCGCGCCTACCTCGAAGGCGGCGAACCCCTCGACCAACTGATCGAGAAAACCGAGGCCCTGCTCAAAGCAGAAGAACGCCGCACCGCCCGCCCGGGCGGCCGACGCGCCGAGAACGACCTGCAGGAAGCGTCCATCAACAACCTGGAGGACGAACTGCGGCTGTACCGGGAGCAGGCGCAGGCGATCGAGGCGGCGCAGGACGCCCAACTGCTGTACCTCGAAACCGGGGTCTCGGAGTTCGAGGCGAAGGTCTCCCTGATCGAGACTGTCGACCAGGCCTACGACGACGCGGCCGGGTCGACCGACGATTTCGTGAACGCCGAAACGGGTCTGTTCGACACGGACGCGTACATCACCGCGATGCAGCAGCGGGAGCAGGCGCTGCGCGACTACCAGACCACCCTGACCTCGTCCGACCTCTCCACCGAGGCCAAGGCGTTTCTGAACGAACAGGGCGCCGAGGCCGCCGCGCTCATGCTGGCCGGGTACGCGTCGGCCGAGCCCGCCCAGCGTGCGGAACTGAACCGTATCTGGTCCGAGGCGGGCAAATCGAACTCGGGAACCTACGTCGACACCCTCACCAAGGAGGTGACCGGGGCGCAGATCGGCGCGCCCACGGTCGCGTTCGACCCGGTCACAGATGCGCAGAACTACCTGGCGGCCGTGCAGCGTGAACTGAGGCGAAACCCGCTCAGCGTCACCGTGCTACCCCGCGACCAGTTCGGGGAGGCCCTGCCATGAGTACGACCATTTCGGACGGCGTCACCGACGTGACCCCGGAACTGGTGACCGGGTATGAAGCCTCGGCCGAGGTGCGCCACCGGGTGCACCAGATCATCGGCGGCGGCGACTCGGTTTCGCTGGTGGCCTCCAGCCTGCGCACCGGAACCCTGGAATGTCTGTTCCCGGTCAAGGCCGACGCGTTCGCCCTGTACGCCCTGCTGATCGAGCCGGGCACGTTGTCCCTGGCCGACACCGACCACCCCGAGCTCGACATGCCCGGGTTCGTGGTCGAGGGCAAAGTCACGATCCGGTTGGACGACACCACCCGCGACCTGTGGTTGGTCGCGTTCGGGTTCCGCGCGGTGTCCGCATGATCGACAGTCACGACGTGCTGGCGATCGTCCGGCCGATCGACCAGACCCTGCAGGTGGAGAGTGCGCGGGTGGAACTGCGGGAGGCGCGCATCCCCTACGGCGAGGCGGTGCTGGTGTGCACCCTGCCCGGTGCCGAAGATCGCGCCGACATCGACCTGCGCACCGGGGACCTGACCCTCGACCTGCGGCTGCGCCGCGATTTCGGCCGCCCCTGGTCGCTGGCCGACCTCGGCGCGGCCGGGGGTAACAGTGTCGCCGGGATCGGGGCGCTGCTGGACGGCGGCAACCTCGGCACCCTGGCCAACCTGTTCTACCGGCCCTGGAATAGCGGCCAGGTGATCGGCTCCCAACGGCGCGACCTGTCCCTGCTGGTCACCAGACGCGAATACGACGACACCGCGCGCACCCTGACCCTGACCGCGCACACCCTCGACGCGCTGCTGCTCGGGGACGCGCTGCTCGACACCGAACCGCTCGACCCCGAAACCACCGACCTGCGCACGATCTGCGCCGGGGTCCTGACCCGCTACGGTGCGACTCTCACCCCCGGGGACACCACCGCCACCGTCACCGAGGCCGCCGCGACAATCTGGCAGCCGGGGGACACCGCGTTCGACTACCTCACCCCCATGCTCGAAGCCGCGAGTTTGCGCCTGTGGTGCGACGACAGCGGCGCCTGGCAACTGACCGCCCGCCAGTCGACCAGCCCCGGCGCCGCCAGCCTCTCGGCCACCTCGAACATGACCGAACACCGCGACGTAATGACCCGGGTCGATACCGAGGTGTGGTGGGACGCGGTGGCGATCCGCTACCAGTGGACCGACGACCTCGGCGTGACCCAAACCGAATACGACAACGCCGGGCCGACCCCCGCGACCGCGACCCTGACCCTGACCCGAAACACCCCCTACCCCGGGGCGGGCGCCGCAGACGGCATCCTCGCCCGGGCGGCCGGCCGCGGCCGAGTGTTGAACATCGAGGCGGTGTCGAACTACACGCACGCGCCCGGGCAGCCGGTGACGATCACCGCCCCCGACACGCCCGCCCAGACCGGCTACATCGCGGCGGTGCTGTGGCGTATCCCCGAGGGCGAGGCGATCGTGACCACCCGCGGCCTGGTCGACACCCCCGACACCGCGTGGCTGTTTCTCGAAGCGGGCGAGTCGTGGCTGGACTCGCCCGTGTCCGAGTCGTGGCTTGCCGAAACGATTGGAGCGTGAACCGTGGCCATAGGTGACGCCGCAACAGCGGCCGGAATGGACATTCTGGCCGGTACCGAGGACCGCCGCGAGGGTTGGGAGCAGATCAACAAAACCCGCGACTACCTCGCCGCCCACCAGACCTCGGGGTCTCACCCCGCGTCGGCGATCACCTCCGGCACGCTCGACGCCGCCCGCATCCCCGACCTACCGGGAACCAAAATCACCTCAGTGGTGCCCTCGGCGACGACCGCAACCACCGCCACGACGGCGACCACCGCGACGAAGGCCACCGGGTCGGACGGGCCGCACGCCGCCGAGGTGTCCGGCGCCGGACCCTACTACTCGGTGTGGGTCGACGGGGCCAAGAGGTTCAAGCGCAACACCTCGTCGCGGCGCTACAAGAAGAACATCCGGGACCTGCCCGTCGACCTGGCCGCCCTCGCCGCCCTGCGCCCGCGACTGTTCGACCGGCGCGCGGGGATCACGAATGAACCGGGCCTGATCGCCGAAGAAGTCCACCAGGTTCTGCCCGAGGTGGTGACCCTGTTCTGGGAAACCGACGACAACGGGCGCCAGATCGGCGACCGCCGAATCGACGGCATCCGATACGACGTACTCGGCGCCCTCGGGGTCGCCACGCTGGCGCGCATCGTCACCGAGCAAGCCGAGCAGATCGCCGCGCTGCGCCGCGACCTCGACCAGTTGAAACTAGGAGCCTGACATGCCAACCGGACCCGGAAGTCTCGACGCCGAGGGAATCTACCAGTTCGGCGAGGACGACACCGAAACGCTCCCGTCCGACATGCTCAACCTGGTGCCCGCCTCGGT